AACCTATTCAACCAATTCTCCCCACTCCATACCCTCCGCCCTCAATATCCCTACACTCTCTACCCTTTTAGCTCTCCCCGCATCGATTCTGATTTTTGCTATATCTACTCCCCTATACGCGGGGACTTAGCAAAAAACAGGCGCTAGGCGTTCTCTTTCAAAATCCTGTCAAGGTTTTTTAGTGCCTATAATTTCAGTAACTTAGAACAATAATTCCGTAGGCGTTTTATATATAGATATATAAGAGAGGTGGGAGCGAAAAACAGAACACACCGGGTGCCTGATAAGGTGGCCCGATTGCGAGGAAAAATGGAAGTGGTGAAAGTGCAGGTAGAGTACAGGGTCCAAAACGGATACAGGATGGACGGAACAAAGTATAGCCAAGTACACGCTGAGATAAAGTGGCCGCAGCCTACCGAGATCAAAGGGACTCCACTTGGACGCGGGGTCACAAGGGAAAGCGCATTCGCGGACCTATCCGAACGGGTACGAATCGAAAGCGGCGTCTTGATAGCAGCGAAACAATAACACCCGAAAGGGAAAGGAAGAAGGACAATGAGAACGGGAACAGCGCACTTTTTGAGCATGCAAGATGCGGTGAAATATTACCGGCAATACGGGACGGACGCGGAGACCGTCCGGGACAAGTGCCAACGCGGAGAGATTCACATCGGCCCGCCTGATGTACCGGACGAGCGTCTAAGCATCGACGAAGACGGGCGATACCATATCGAAGACTAGGTTCCGCCCTTGCTCGTGTCCCCGTCTCGCACGGGGGCACCATGGAAGGACCGAACCAACAACAACGGGAGACAAGGACAATGAAACGAACACGAACGATCTCGAAACTTGAAAACAGGAACGGAGATCCGGTGGCACTCATGGCCACAATAGGCGGAAATGAGGGGACCGGTGACGTCGTATCCCTAACGCTTGTGCCGCTCACCGTCTACCTTGTGATGCGTGAGAAGCTGCGAGGAATGAAGGCGCATATCTCGGCCGTGGCCAAGCTTTACGTGCAACTAATGGACTCCGTAATCTCTGTGGTCTGTGGCCATTGCCCCTTGCGATCAAAAGAGATCGCCAACAAGATCGGACACCAGCCGTGCTACGTGCAACGGAATATCCAGAACGCCGGACAACCGGCAACGCATTGCATCAATGCAGAGGATGATATCGACGGTCTAGGCTGGGACTTTGATGGTTTCGCTTCCATGCTAGACGATGCCGGGGCCGAAGGAATCGAGCGGATCCGGTCCATGGTTGCCGGGGACGCAGGTATGCTCAAAGAGGAAGATTGGAACACGCTAGAATCCTTTGTTGCTAGCCGGCCGCGGGAATGGAAGTGGTTTGGGTATACTCATCAACCAAACGCGCCTTGGCTACAGGGGACACACCAACTGTCCACACAGTCGACGCCGGACGACGCATACGGTCCCGCGCACGATGCGATCAAAAAAGGGTGGTCCCCGTTCCACGTACTGGGCGACGGTGTCACGGAGGTAGACGACGCATTCTCCCTCTGTTTCAAGCAGGATCGCAAGGCGCAAGGGAAGAGCGGAAAGTGTACCGGTTGCCTGCGACCATGCGACGGTAAGAGCGGGAACGCCACGGTAGTAATCAACCACAATTATGGACAGGACCGGAAGAAGACAAGCGCACTGCCCATGTGGACGGGACGTAAGGCGGCTGCATAGCCACGGGGAAAGGCGGGTCCCCTATCATCCCGCCGCATTTTAGCCCGCGAGGGCAGGAGGATCGAGAGATGGAAAACTACACGAAAGAACGAAGAATCCAGAGCGAGTTAGAGGAAGAGGGCTGCAAGGGGTTCCGCATTCGCCGGAGTTGGGAACCCTCCCAGTGTGAGGAGTGCGGGATCTGGCCGTACAAGCCCGTGAGGGTTCAAGCGGGAGTAGTCAACCGTGTCGTCTGTGATACGGAGTGCGCCCGGAAAGCCCTAAACAAGGTCAAGCGGCCCGAAGGGCAGGAGGATCGAGAGATGGAGACGACACACAGGGCAACATATCAAGGGGCTGAGTTCTGCTTCCAAGTTACAACGGACAACAAGTGGAAGCCATTACGCACGGCGGAAACTATGACAAAGGGCTACCAGTATGATTTCGGATACAGTGACAGCGAACTGCAGGCTGGGGATTGGGCGCACTACGGCGAACATTGGCACCAGCTAGGCCTTCTGGAGTTTGATTGGGCCTATGGTGGCGGATGGACTGGGGCAACTGGAAGCCTCGATCTTTGGGAGAGAGGCTACAAGCCATCCTTCGAGGTTTTTAAGCGCTCCCCATGCGGGCAGTTCTACATGGCCGGAACGGTGGGGCCTGTACTCTAACCCGAAACGCCTACGGGCGTCGTCCCGGCGTGGTTGCCGGGGCCTGACGATGGGAGCCAGAGAGAATAACAGCCCACAGGGCAAGGGAGAGAGCGGTGGAGATCAAGCAAATCAAGTTTATGGGAACGATGAAAGACGAGCGAATTGGAACAGAGGACAGCCGGATCGGGCTATACGCCGTACAGGTTACTGGCTACGGGGGATACCAAGCGGAGTTCTTCGTCTTGGCCAACACCCTTGGAGAGGCCGGGGAACTGTGGCAGGAGAACGGATCCAAGATCCGCACGAGCGAAGCAGAAGCAATTTTCAACTAGCAGCCGGGAGGCAAAGGAGAGAGCGATGACCGAGGCGCAACTAGAGAAAATGAAAAAGTGTGCCGTTGAGTTGAGCAGTTGCATCGAGCATTGTTATGCAAACATAACCGTGACAATCGACCGACAGGGCACTCCTCCAGGTAGCTCTGACCCTATATGCACGGTCAAAATTAATTCGAGAGGGGATTTGATTGGAGTCTACAAGGAGGTGGAGTGATGGACTTTATAGCGACAGAGCACTACGAGACCCGAGACGAGGCTATACGGCACTACCAGTACGTGCTGCCTATGCCCTACCAACTGATGGTCTACGAGGTAGATCGAATGATCGCGAACGGATCGATCACAGTGGGCACTAAGAAGTCTTGATCATCGTCCGGCTCTCTCTCTTCGGAGGAGAGGGGGAGCCCTGCGGGAGATTAAGAAAGTTCGAAATCGGACACATCCACAGGTCCTTAAGAAAGGGCAGGAGGACAAGATGGACAGAGAGATTACGTGCATGACGAAGGACCAAGTGAGACTCACGTACACGATCCTATTCGAGAAGTGGTTCGAGGGCCTGAGCGAGTACAAGAAGGTAATGTTCTCACTCGGCAAGGTGACGTGTCCGGTGCGCCACCGCTATGCGGACTACTACAGTGGGTTTTCGGAGTGGCCTGGGCTCACTGCGGCAAGCATTGAGGCAATCGAGCGGGCCGTGTGGGCCAAGAGACTGGCAAACTAACAGCCGGGAGGCAAGGGAGCGTGAGATGGAAGGCATCATCTTGAAATTCGAGTGGCCATATGACGGCCACGAGTCAGAGACACTGACACTGGAGGAGGCTAAGGAGAAGTTTTCAGACTGCTTCGACTCCGAGGAATGGGGTTTTGACTTCGACCAAAACGAGGAGTTTTTCCTGATGGACCGGCTAGCAAAATCCAGCGCCGGGGACATCATAACGTGTCAATTTACTCGGATCACGGTCATGGTGAAACCATGAAGGTCGGGAGTCTGTTTGCAGGAATCGGTGGCATTGACCTAGGGCTCGAACGAGCAGGAATGGAGACGGTTTGGCAGGTCGAGAAGGACTCATTCTGCCGCAAGGTGCTGGCCAAGCACTGGCCGAACGCGAGGAGATACGAAGATGTCAAGCAAGTGGATTGGACAGGAGTCGAGCCAGTTGACGTTGTTTCAGCAGGATTCCCCTGCCAACCAGCCAGCAACGCAGGACTGCGTCTCGGAGAACGAGACGAGAGATGGCTCTGGCCAGAAGTCGAGCGATGCATCAAAGCAACGAAGCCCCGATGGGTCCTGCTCGAAAACGTCGCAGCCCTCTGTCGAAGGGGAGGACCTACAGTCATGCGAGGCCTTGACGCACTCGGGTATGATGCATGGTGGTCTGTTATTCCGGCTTCAGCCGTTGGAGCGCCGCACTTTCGAGCCCGAATTTTTATCGTCGCGACCTTGGCCGACGCCAACGGCGTCACCGATGCGCCCCTGCGAGGGCAATGTTCGAGCGTATCGAGAGAAGATTCTTGCGGGAGAGATGACGCACCGCGAGGCTCGGATGATGCTGAACGGTGGCAAGAGCCCCTTCGAGGCCCAGTGCAAGGTTCCAGCCTTGGACTTGAGCCTTTTGCCAAAGCAAGAGAAGGGCTTCGAGAGTTCCGGGGGAGCGTTGGAGCAAGTCAGTGGGCATTTGAACCCGGCATTCGTAGAGCACTTGATGGGCTTCCCACAAGAATGGACAAAGATAGATTGAAGGCGCTCGGAAATGCCGTGGTGCCCCAGGTAGCACACTTCCTCGGTCGATTGATTGTGGAGTGTGATCAGGAAAAATGAACTTTTTTCAAATCGTTTTGAGAATTGTTCCAACGGAAACGGAGGGCTAAGTAATGTGTATAAACGAGCAAATACAGTGCCTGGCTTGGGCTATCTCACGGAAAGAGGTGGAGGGGGCTGAGAGAAAAGCAAAAGACACTATTCGGTGGCGTGACATGGCCTACGCCAAGCTGAAAAAGGACTACGAAGAAGTGAAGGCTGAGAACGAGAGACTTCGCGCAATGATTAGGAGGGCCGGGGAGCTCATGGACAAAAAGGAGGTGTCTTAGCCAAATGTTTTGACTAGCTATAGTGCCTATGGTATTTAACTTAAACAACAACTAGATAGGGAGAAGGACATGCGGGATGTTCTAGATTATATCGTACAAGTGACACTTTTAACACTTTGCTGGTACGCGGCCACAGTCGCCGCCCTAGCGCTGTAGGAGGGAGGCATGGAAGGGCTATACCTAACACACGTTGAGATGAAGGTTGGAGACACCTATATGGAGATAGATGCGTGGATGGACTTGCTATACAACGACATCCATTCAGAGCTACTCCAGGTCAGCCTAGCCTACGTTCGGTTTTTGAGTCACGTCTCTGCTGGAGGAAAACGTGTGTACGGTCCAAAACTGGACAGGTCACACCTCGGTGACGAGTTTGTGGAAGCCATCGAAGCGGACATGTGGAAGCAGTACTACGAAGGAGACATGTGATGGACGATTGGTACGAATCCACAGACCCAAGCGATTGGCAGGTGAGGTGACATGAAGACCAAGCTGGTAGAGAGACAGGTGGCCGAGGTCACCGTGAGCGTAGAGGACCTGCTAGCCCTCTTGAGGAAGGCCTGTGAGGACCTCAAGGTGGCGGCAGGGCATGAAGTCATAGGGCTCAGTGTGGAGGCCCTGGACGAGGATGGTTATTTACTTGGAGAGGTTCATGAATTGCTTGTGACCCTTTCTACGAGGAGGACGACATGAAAGAGAGCGTGGAGATTAGGATTAGTTTTTCGAGCCTAGCCGAGTGGAAACTTGGAATGCTGAGTGGACTGCTGGGTCTGATGGAATCCGAGGTGGGCAAGGTCGGCATCACTGCCATCGAAGAGAATGGCGTCAAGTATCAAATCACTAGGGCTAATGCGCCATGGGGGGAGGTCATAGAGGTGGCGTATGGCGAAGGGGAGAGCAACGGCAGGGTAGCCATCGTCGTTAAGCCCAAAGAATCCGATTCCCCTATCATCAATTTCGAGCCGGAGACAACCAAGGACCGCGACGAACTACGTCGCATCTGGAGGGACTTCACAGCCATCAAGCCACGGCTTGTTCACTAAAGGAGGGCGTAATGGAAATGCCAGCATGGATGAAAGAGCACCGAGAGCAGGGCTCTGGGAGAATCACTGGTAAGGAACTGAAGAAGTGGCGGATGGCCAAGGGCTTGACCCGGTCACAGCTAGCCGTCGCAATAGACTTCCACGTTTCAACCATCGACCGAGCGGAGCAGCGGTCTGACAAACCCATAAGTCGAGCACTTCAAAGGACTCTACAGTCGGATCGGGAAGTGGTGTGCAAGATTTTTTTCAACGCAGACTTAGGTCTTTAAAAGAAGGAGAAGGACATGAGGGGTAAGTTTTTACATAAGCATCTGGACAAGGAAACCAATCGCTACCGGTGCTTGGTGCAGTGCGGAGGATGCGAATACACCATGGCAGTATGGTTCTCTGGGTGGGATGCAATCATGTGTCAGCGATGCAGAGAGTACATTCATCGACCGAAGACCGGCAAGGGAGGAGAATAATGAACCAGTCAGAAGGCAATTCAGAGTTTGAGAGAGCAATGCGGGACCTTGGTGAGAGCGAGGGGAAGCGCATTTACGACCAGGCATTTGCATCGGCAAGGAAGGATGGCATCTCGGAAAAGGGAGCCAAGAATTTCGCTGAAGATGTGGTGATTGGCCAAGCGAATTGGGTGATGCGATGAAGCGAATCAACCTAGAGCCAGAGTACGTTGTATCCAAGGTGCTTGAACAGGAGGGGTACAATGCTCCGGTGGAGATGGTAAAGGACTGGATTGCGGGGGATGCAATCCCCCCTCCAGACATCCTGCCGGTCATCACGGCTGTCCTGAACAATCTTCCTCACCACATACGAGCTCTTCAGGCGAGGGCATTATTCAATGGGAAGGACATTGCCGAGCAGGCTGCTGCAAAGGCATTCAGGACTCCTGCACATGATATTCGCAGGGTCACAAACGACCGCGATGCGAAGCTTTATGGACAGGAGTCTTGGAAGCCTACGACCATCTACCTGCCCAAGAGAAGTCACGATGCATTCATTTCGATGGCAAGGGCGATGAAGGTTCCTCGAACCCATCTCCTCCAAGAGATACTCAAAAATGCCATCGAGATGACAATGGAAGCAGCATACCAAGACCCTTCGGAGGAGAGCGAAGAGGGGTGCAAGGTGACCTTTCACAAGTACAAGAAGGCCAAGAGCAAGCAGGCTGTCATCAACCGTACTATACGTCACGTCAAGAAACTCAAAAAAGAGGTTGCAAGCGATGAATAGGTTGGAGTAGCATTTCAAGTGTCCAAGTCTCCCGCCTTGGTCCTTCTTTTAAACGCCTCTGGGTCGCTCCCACGGGGCGTTTTTTTTTAAACGAAGATGCTCGACTCATGATACATTGCAAGTGAACCTATTGGAGGCCAAGGTGAACGAAGAAGTGATTCTAAAGCTGGTACAATCTGTAAGCGCCCTCGAAGCCAAAGTGGAAGGCCTTCAAGACTCAATGTCAGAAATCAAGTCAGAGCTCAGTGAGGTCAAGGCTTCTGTTAATTCAGATGTCCACGCCAACGAGCGGCTGATGAAGATAACCTGGGCGGCGCTCGGTGCATGCATCGGAGCCGGTGGAACTGAAGCCATCAAAGCAGCCCTAACAGTCCTTGGAGGATAAGTCATGGCAAGTACAGTCACCCCGGCTACCTTAACGGTCACGCTTACAGAGGCGATTACTCTCAACGGAGCCGCAGCAAACACGTCTAACGTGCTTTCGATTGCAAGTGTTGGCGAAATCTCACGTCGAATCTACACGGTTGCGACCGGAGACTACACTACGGTTGGGACTATGGGCTCACGTTCGCCCCGTGGTGGAGAGTGGACCCGGTCAGACGTGAAGTATCTTCGGATAACGAATCTCGATAATTCCAACTATGTTGCCATTCGCCTGGTGAATGCTGCGGGAGCCAAGATGGCTGTGCGGCTCCAGGCTGGACAGACATTCCAGTTGAGTCCTGGCTACTACCTAAGCAATTCTACCGCAGCGGCACCAGCGTCTTGGTCTGAGATTGATTCGATTGAAGCCAGTGCGGACACGGCTACCGTTGACATTGAAGTCTACGTCGCCTCGGCTTAGATAGTCAGGCTACAGAGTTTCCCACCAGCCATCCAGTTCTTATCGCATCGACCCTTCACTCCCAGAGTGTTTCCAGAACCAGTCCACTGCCAGATGTCCCACTTCTCGAAAGGGGTCATGTCTTTAGATGGGTTTGTTGTGTCGGAGTCTCGATACTCAGCCCACCACAAAGGATATGAACCGAGGGCATCAATCGCCTCTCCGTCCTGGGCTCGACGCACATACCCGTTGAGATACCAATTCGCTGTGTAAATCATGGGCTTGATGCTTGTCTGCTTCTCAATGTGAGAGAGCCAGGTCAATGCCCAGTCCACGTTGTACCCATCGTCAGTCTTTACTCCAGCCTCTAGGTCTAGGCATGGGATAAGGTCACCGCATCTCGGGTCGTATGTCTTGAGGAAGTGCTCGGCTTCTCGGATGGCGTCTCCCATTCCCTCTTGAGTGTCCGGCCTGGAGAAATGGTATGCCCCAACAACAAGGCCAGCCTCTCTAGCGCCTTCCATCTGGTCGGAGAATGTCTTAGACACATACGTTTGACCTTCGGTTGCCTTGATGTATGCGAACTTAACGTTGTCCATGGCAACCATGTCCCAGTCCACTTCGCCCTGCCACTTCGACACATCGATCCCAGCAATGACCGGGATGCCCATGTGAGTAAGCGTATTCGTACCAGCAATGCCGTCTACGACCAGCCCGGTGGCCTCTTGGTACTTTCGGACGGCTGCTTCCGTTGCAGGGCCAAACGAGCCATCTATGTCTGTATCAATCTTTGACTGTAGGCGTTCGACCTCTTGGCCTTTGTCGCCTTTTCTTAGCGTGTAGTTTTTCATTCAAAAACCTTGTCTTTGATTTGCTCTATTTGTCGCAAAAGATTTCTAATTCGAGCCGACCTTATTGCGTATTCTTTTGCGCTACGCAGAGCCCTTTCTTGCTTTTCCTCGTAATACCTTTCTGTCTTTTCGTTTCGGTCTTCTAGTTCTTGCTGCCAAACAAGCTCATTGAAAGCCCTGTTTATTATATCCGAGGGAGAAAGAACCGTTTCATTCAGACGCATTTGATAATCCATCCCATCAGTAATGTCAGAGTCAACGGGGACATTCGTGGTTCGCCCTCCAAAAATATCAAACAGCGCCGAGCCAGGAGTGTAGACTTTGCCGCGAGCTCCGTATGGCTCGCCTGTGATGCCTGAATACATTTTGTCTAAAGACCGACCTCCAATCATTGGAGGAAGCAGCTTGCGTCTTGCCATTTGCAGTGCGGGAACGGCTTTGTCCGTCCAATCCGCCCCTGACCCGGTCGGATACAAGGTTCCGCTTGTGCTCTGATAATCTGATCTATTGTAAACAACCCTTCCTATTACGTCGGCAAGAGGGTGGCTTAGTGTCAAAAAGTCTGGTATTGCATCAAATATTCCACTTCCTCGCGTGTCGTCTGTCGGAGTCAACAGGTTCCCCATTGGAGTCCACAGGGAGACGTCCATAAATGCGTGCATCGGAACATCCCCGTCTGCATAAGGAATGTTTCGCACTCCCACATACCTTCCTCCCATCCGGCTGTATGTCGGCATCATCAGCCTTTTGGACTCGACATCTTCAAGGTCTGCAAGAGTTGGCTCTCCATCAATAAGGTGGCTGTATTCGTTCAGGTTTCGAAACGCCTCCCTGTAAAACATGGCTTTAAATGGATTCAAGGCTTGCTTCGCCGCAAACTTTGGGAGCATTTCTGCCGTGAATGTAATGAAAGGAGCCCACCCCTTTCGCAACCAGTTGACAGCTTTTGAAGTTCGTGAGTAATCCACAAACCCATCGTTAAAAACGCGGCTAACGGCAGCTTTTTTTGCAAGAACTGGGTCGGCTATGCCAAGCAAATCTATTGCTTCTACAGCGCCTCCAAACGCGGCCTTCATTTCATTTGTAAGGGTTCCAGTTTTTAAAAACTGCTTTTGCAGCGAACGAATCTGCCCATATCGCAACAGCTTGTAGAACTCGTCCCCAAACTGGTAATTCTTTTGCGCCATTTCGAGCGTTGCCTTACCGGTTTTTGCGGCGTTTACAAAAGAATCTGTCACGTTGAATGCTCGCTCAAGACCATGATCGCCGTTCGCCACGCCCCGCTTCAACACCTTTTGAAGGTCTTTAGGGAGCGGCGTTCGTTTCCCAAGCGCCCCATTGACCTCTACTGAAATAAGGTCCCCGCCAAACAAGCCAGCGGCAATCGCCTCTTCGACAAGTTCTCCCTGGTGGGTCCATGCTTGACGAGCAATGTCCCCCTCTTTAAGCAACCGGCCTGATGTCTTTGACCCAGGTCCGTACAGCATGTTGTTCATGTCCGCCATGAACCAGTTTGATACGTGGTTTCTGAGTTGCGTTACCGGATTGTACGCAGTGTTTCCAAGCTTCCATGTGCTAAGGAACTTGTTGTGCGCTCGCCATGCCCAATTACTTGTCTCTGCCGTGTTCACAACATCATCGTACAATGACTCTGGCACGTACATTCCCGACAGTTCGCCATACCTAGTCAGACGCTTTTCTGTTTTCTTGTGCGGGATTTGACGAAACAATTTCTTTTCAGAGTCGCCCAGTCGCTGCCATTCAATGTCGTCAGGGTCCATTGCAAATGATTTGCCGCGCAACCCCTCTGGGACGGAAGGGCTGTCAGAGAACTTAGCCCCCTTTAATTCCCGATACATTTTAGCTGTAAGAATATCGTTGTAAATTCGACTTGCGCCCAGCACAAACGTGGCCGCCGGATCCGTAATCAGACCCATCTCGCGCCGATCTTCTAAAGGCAAGTGTTTGTAATTGGACTTCTTGAAATTGTTTCCATGCAGCTTGTACTGCTGCATTCCTTTCACTTCTTTCAAGGGGTTAAAGTCTGGCAATTCAAGCGCGGCATCAGACAGATTGGCCGACAAGAAGTTTTCGTATTGGGCGTACAGGTCTGGGAAGTAATTCGCAATTCTCAAGAAAGCTGTTTGAGGAGTAAGCAAGCCCTCTTCAATGGCCGCCGCCGATGCACGAAACATTTCAGTTCGCAAGTCTGACGCCACAGTCATTGTCATGTCATTGACCGCTTGCTGCATACTGTTTGAAATTGGCTCTCCAGCATCCTTAAGAGCCCTGTATTTCGTTAGTAAAGACTTAGCGCCATCCCCCAGATTCTCGTTAGCAAGAGCTGCATCTATATCAAGCTTTGTTTCAGTGGCTCTTTTGGCATTGTTTCTAATCTCTACAATCTTTACGTCGTCCACCATGTTGAGCGGCGACACCGAATACACCGCAATGGCGTCTTTGATATTAGAGACATCCATGTAGTTGTCCGCAACATGATTTAAATAGCCAACCACATTTGGGCCAAGACCTTCCGCATCCGCAATGCTCAGTCCATTCTGCTCAAACGCCGCCTCAACTAGGCCTCGGGTGTGAGGGTCTGAAACATTGTCGGCAATTCGCATCGCCTGAGCCAATGCAATGTGTTTCGCGGGAATTGCTTTTGGCGCAACCCCAGCCTCAATCATCTTGCCCATCTCACCAAGCGATCCATTCCCGCCAGTTCGCTTCGCAATAAGCACATCCTCAAGAGCCTTCTCCCTGACAGCGCGAGATGCCTTAATTCCTTTCAGGCTTTCTTGGCGCTTTGCCAAAGATTCTAAGGCATCAACAATCTCTTTCCGAACCAGGCTAAGTTCTTTCTTTGCCTCTCCAATCAGTTCATCTTGAATGTACGAAGTAGTTTCTGCTGCTCCTTCTTTAAGTTCACCGCGAGCAACCTCTCCAGCGGCAGTCTTTTGTTTCAACTTCCGCTTCTCTATCTTCTTCTTTATGCGTCTTTTCTGAGTTCCCTTTTGAGCTTGCTCAAGGGCAACAGAAGTCTGTTGGTACATATCTATTGCACCATCAATCAGTTCCCGCTGAGACGGAGAAAGCTGCATTCCGTCTGCGACTAGCTTAAGGTCATCTGCGGACTTCCCAAGCACAGAGGCTTCGGGGTCGAGCAGAATCTCATTTCGATAAAAGTCGTCGAGCGTATTTATCGCGTAATCATCGATGTCCAGAATATTTGCGTCTGCCTCTAAGATCTGCCGCGCCTTGTCCTGCACAATCTTTGCACTATCACTATCATCAAGCTTTGCAAGGAGCCCCTCCACCGAAGCCTTCGCGGCATCAAAATCCTTAAAGGCAACATTCATCATCCCGCGCCCACGGCGAGAACCCCATTCCCGATTGATTGTGCTTAGCTCAACCAAAACCTCTTCAAGAATTAAAGCGTCTTTATCTGAAAGCCCTTTGCGTTTTTGCAAAAGAGACTCCATCTTCTGTCGCGCAGTGTCCCTTTTTGCCTGATTGGCCCGTCGAGTAGAGAAAGATTTAGCAAGCGCATTCCTTTCAGACTTCTTCATGGCTTCAAAAGTCTCAGGCAAGTCCCTAATGCTCTTCAAATTATCAGCGAAATCAAGCAGCGCAAAAAAGTGCTCCGCCTCCCCCTCAATCAAACCAAGCTTCTTCCCAGCAGTAGAGCGGTCCCGAATCATTCTGTTGAGGTCGGCGCTTGTTTGCCTTGCGCTTTTGCGAATCTGCTCCTCAATCACTTTTGGTTGATTCAAAAGGCCTTGCTTCTGCGCTTCGGTAAGAGGCTTTCCAAACACTGTTTGAAGGTCAGGCTCTCTTGGCGCAAAGTCCATCTTTGCTTCTTTCCCGTCTGGAAGCAGGATCCAGGCGTCCGCAGCGGCCATCTCGGGCGAAAGGCGCAACAGATCGTCAACCTCTCGCAACAATTCAACGGGAACTTTCCCCCCATCTCGCTGGATATCTCGCAGCTTTTCGGCAAGCGCACTGTTTCTTTTCGAAACAACGTCTAGCAGTGACGTTTCGCCTTCTGGCGTAACAATCTTGACCTCATCCATCAAAGTGTCTCGCCGCTGAAGCGAGCGCAACGCCGCAGGGTTCAACCGCTTCAAAGCAGTGGCTCCCGCCACCATAAAAGCCCCTACCGGGTCCATGGTTTTTTGGAGCGCGGTCTGCACATCGTATTTAGCCCTTAACGCCGCAACCTTAACTTCATCGGCTGTCTTTTTTAAATGCAACTCCAACAACTGCGAGTCGCCAACCGGAAGCGTTCTCCCTTCTTCAGCAGCCTCTGCCAGCGACTTACGCAGGGCATCGGGCTCAATTCCTTTTTTAAAATAATCAGTCAAGGACTTGGGGGCCGGGACAGGAAATCCCTCTTTGCCCACAATGAATGTGCCTGTCTCCATTCCTGCTGTTTTGGCAGCATCCTCTACCATTGATTCAATAGATGCTGGCCTAACGCTAGGGCGATTCGGCTGAACTACATCCCCAGCAGCCATACGAGCACTCTTCGCAGAATTATACGCGGCAGAAGACTTTGCTGCCTGTTGCGAAGCGTTTATTACTGCTCGCCCTGTAGCGGCTCTTGCAATCCCAACTCCCCCCGCAGCCAAGCCCGCCGCATCCACCGGCCTTTCAATAACAAAGTTCAAGAATCGCTTGTATGCCTCTTCTTCAAACTTTGCCATTCCAATGGCGACCTCACTCATTTCACCAACAGCAACAACGGACCCAGCGCCCACTGCAACCGCCCCTCTCCAAATGTCTCCAAGCTCGTCTAACCCTTCGTTAGTGGCCTTAGCCAAAGCGGACTGTCTCTGCGTTTTTGGCGAAGGCATGTAGCTAGGCCCAAAAACATCTGGCTCTTCTTCATGGGTGGCTAGGTCTTCTACAAATCCTGCTGCCATGTTCACGCCGGAAGCGCCAAGGTCATACAAAACCTCTTTGGCTCCCACCGCAAAAAATCCACCAATCTCCATCATTTGTTTTGCGACATTCACAGGCATCCCTGTTGCCCCGGCAAGAATCTCACTCAATTCCTGGTCGGCAACATCCTTTTCTAGGCCTTCCAGTTGAGCTCCTTGTATCTGCGAGACAACGTATTTTCTTGCCGCATCATCGGCATTCTCCCATCCAGGTAGTTTTTTTACGGCAGAAAAATCCATGGTTCCGCCACTAAAAACGCCCTCGTCCAAGGCCTTTTTGAATGTGTTGACCAAATACCTTTGAGCAAGTTCGCCCTTTGCAAGCCGCTGCATGTATTGACCAGGCTCGGTGTCTGGAATCCCTTCCGGGTCGCCAGTAAGCGTCGTCTCTCCAAGCAAAGCCTTGTAAGGCCTTGCGTAGTACGGAATGTCTTTCTGCTCTTTCACGTAAGCGTCAAGCTTTACTCGATACGCATCAGCGGCCAATTCCGATCTCTTTATGGCCTCACGAAGATTGCTTTCGTTGACCTCAACCCCTTCCCACTCCTGCTTCCATTTCTCAAAATAAGCATCATCCGCTGCATCAAGGTCAATTCCAGCCTCAGACAAAAACATCAACTGCTTCATTGTCTGGCTGTCAATCCTTTTATCTTCAAGGCGTCGAAGCTCTTCAACTTGGCTCTTATTGAGGGTCGCAAACTCTGGGCTGACATACATTCCCCAGCCTTCCCCGTACACGGTGCCTTGCGCCTTGTTTTCTACAATCTCATCCGGGCTGTACCCCTGCTCAAACGCCAGGACATCACTCTCATCAAGCCCCGCGTACTTTTGCGGAACAAACGAGTTCATTGCCGGGTTATACAGCATTCCCTCATCAAAACGCCGCGAGACCTCTACGGGGTCTATTCCTGCGGCATAGGCCTTGCTCGCAGACATGCTTTTGTCGAAAAAACCAGAAGCGGCTTCAGGCGCTGCGCTTTCAATATCTGGAGAAGGCGCTGCTTCCACAGGCGCGTCCAAGGGCTCTGCAACGTCGCCAGCATCAGGAAGTGCCGAGGCTTGCTGCTGCAAGTCAGGAGCATCGTCCTGCAATGCCTCTACGGGCTCTGGAGAGGGCGCTGGCTCCAGGGCGACATCTTGGTAGACCTCTCGCGTTGCAGGGTCGTACTCGTACCCATTGTCTTTAATATACTTCAGGTCGGCTTCGCTTGCCTCTTCCTCAAGGGTGGTCAACACATTTTTTTGGGAAGCAACAGAAATCGCCATGTTAGCACCATGTTTTAGTAGAGATTAAGGAGCGCCTGGAGGTTTGGCTCCTACTGCATCCCGCAGCGACTGCTGCACTCCTTTCTTCTTCGGCGTTCTCTTCGGGGCCGAATCCCCCTCAAGGCCATCTATTACCGTAATCAAATTTTTGACTTGAGTCGCCAACTGCTCGCTAAGAATAGCGGCCTCTTGAGCGGCCTGGTCCCTGCCTTTTTGGCCTTTTGGGGTTTTTCCAAGCACCTCTCGCAACTCTCTAGACGTCTGGTTTGCTATTTTTTGCCGAACTTCAATGACTGCTTTTTGCCGGTCAGTCAAATTTGAGTTCTTGATTCTGTTATTAACTTCATTGCGCTTCGCATTAACCAGATCAGAATCCGCACGGACCTTATTGACTTCCGCGTCAGTCAATTTAATTTTGGCCGAGATAAGCCCTGTTTCTGCGGCAATTTTCTCAAGACCAGCTATTTCGGTGTCAGTTCTTGCCAAAAGGTTTTGCGTCTCCGCAGAAGTCTTGCCCACTTCAGCTTCGCGCTTTGCTGTTTCCATTTTCTCTGTTTCCGTCTCTTGCTTGGTGAGACCAATGCCCGCCTCTCTCTCTGCAATCTTTGACGCTTCTGCGGCATCAGGAGTTTGGCCGACCGCGCCAAGGTCTACCTTGGGCAAGTTCAAACTTCCGTCTTCGTTTCTTGATGCCTGCCCAGAGCCCCCCGTTAGCTCATTAACTATTCCTGCTAGTTGATTGCGATAGAACACATAATTCCGCTCAGCAGTTGCGGTTTGCTCCGGGGTCATGTTTGAGTCCGGGTCGTAGCTTTCTTCAATAATATCGTACCAGCGATTTAAATTCTTCTCCGCATCTTTTTGTCTTCGCAAAAGCGCCCGCTGCTTCGTGCTCATCCCTTTCTTTTTTCCAAACTTGCTTTCAATGCCGACTTTCCATTTCTTTAGCTCTAACAAATCTTGATCTATTTGAAGCTTTTGCTCTTTCAAGTCTTTCTCAGCGGCAAGCTTAAGCTTCAACCGCTCCGTTGAACCAGCCTCTTGCATTTCCCGCCGCTCGGTCTGGCCTCCCTGGGACATGGCTTCGCCCCCAAGCCTTGCTCGAGCCTGAGTCTGGGCCACAACGGCTGGACTAAGGGCGGTAAGTCGGTCAATCCTCTGCTGTTCAGCTTGCTGGGCTTTAACTCGGTCGGAAACAAGAGCGTCCTGCAAAGCGCTTCCTTTTCCCATCCCAGCTTTAATGAGCTCAGTCCCGGCCGTCGCACCAAGGCCCATAAGAGTCTTGCCGCCGTACTCTGCGAGTTCTCCAGCAATACTTCTACGTCGAGGAGGAACTGGTCGACCAGCTGTCGTTTGAATTCCCAATGGATTAAGAAGCGACATCCCGACCTCCTACTTTCGGTTTCGGTAAATTGTTTTATTGTTTTCAGTCGACCAAGCATACGGGAAGTTCATCAGCATCATAGCCGCTTGCCCAGGCTCAATCTGCCCCATCATAACCTGCTGCTCAAGCATACTCGAATACTCACTCAAGTCGCTCATCAACTCCTCTCGAACAACCTGGCTTCCATCCGCAACACCCGGCGACGCAAATAAGCTATTTATTGCGTCCTGATACCCCTGCCGAACCGTGTTTGACACTTCTGCTTGTTGCGCTCGCAAATCACGACTTTGCGCCATGAGGTTTTGAAGCGCCTGCTGCTCTAATTGAGCCCCTGCTGTCATGGCTTGCTGCTCCGCCAAAGCGCCTTGAATGGCCTGGCCGCTTAACATTCCAGCCTGACCACCCAAAGAGCCAAGCCCCATCTGAGCAAGTTGCCCCTGCGCGCCTTGCAATCCTGCAAGATTGGCCTGTTGTGCTGACTGGAGCAATGCTTGCTTCTGCGCTTGAATCTGCTGGGGATTATACATCTGGCCAAGCATTGCCTGCTGTTGACCAAACATCGGCCCCCTATCACCAGACTGCAAACCAAACTGACTTGCCCCAGAATCCGTATTAATCCCTATACTAAACCCTGGACTCATAGGCGCAGGAGCTCCCCCGTACTGAGCGTTACCTTGCATCTGATTCGTGTAGTACGAATCGTTAGTCCCAGGAGCCGCATTCGACTGCTGCTGGTTTTGTTCTCCCGGTTGATTAACCATTTCGACTCCTATGATTCAAGTAGCGCCGCAAAACGCAAGTTGATGGTAACTCCTTGCCAGCCATGGTTGTTTTTCTGGCCGTCCGCACCGATTCCTTCAAACTCTAAATACCAGTACTCATTGGCTCCAATATACTGTGAATCCGCTGGAAGTTCTATTGTCAAATTTGCGCCCGTACTTCCGCCTTCCGAATTAAAACACACTTTAGGGCGCACCAACCACTCGCGAATGCTTTGGTCATCAACCTTAGAGGCTTTCTCTTGCAACATTTTTTGCGAAAAATTTCCATCTTCATCCGCATACGGAGCATTAATTAAATTCACTCCAGACGTTAAAGGCAACAAACTTGAGTCGCTAGCAACGCTGCTTCGATACATGGAAACGACCATTAAGTCATCGGAGGCAGGCGTTTGCACCAAGTTGAGGACAGGAAAAGGCCCAGAAGAATTAACATCTGTCACATGACTAATTCCCCCAAAAGACTTTGTGACATGAATATTTCCCCCCAAAAACCTTCGCCCATGCGTTTCGGTAACTTTCCCTTTAATTACGGGGAAACGGTTGTAGAACCCGGTCATCAAGTACTGGTTGTTTGAGGCCGGATACCCTAAAATAGGAGACAGCGCCGGAACAAAGTATGACTCCGTCCAAGTGTGGTACGGCGACACCTTGTCGCGGTGGTTAATTTTGGCAATGTAGTTCTTAACTTTAGTGTCATTTGAATACACCTCTGAAGCACTAGCCGTTGTGCCTATTGGCAAATCATTTAACTTGCTCATAGATGCTCCTCTCGCAAAGTTACCTGCACATGCAGCCTCATTCTCGAAGCAATTCCATACAGGTCCGAGTACGCGGTCTCAGTTGTCGCACCGCCACCTTCTGCCAAGATCTGAGGAGGCCAAACAACCTGCGCCGCCACAAACAGATACTCGCCTTTTGCAAGCGGCTTGTTGACATTGGTCAATTCGTTCAAAGGAACATTAGCGCTTGCCATAACCGCATCTACAGTGGTCGTAAACTCAAAAGTGTCTCCTGACAACTTGTCTCCAAACGAATCGAAGTCCGTTGGGCCATTGCCACTGTCAAACTTAGGTACCGTTTTGCTTTTAAAAAGACCAATTTTTATCTCATACCCTTCGCCTGTATTAAAAGGCTCATAAAACTGAAGGTACGACTGGAGAATCGTGCATGCTCTTTCGCTCCGATATTGCCAAATCACTCCATTGCGAATTGCGTTTTCGGTCAACATGACTTGGCCGCTACCATCGTTAGTTGGGCCAACAGGCCCAATGCTTGTTTCAAGCCAAAGCCATCGAACCGAAGCAGACAGCGAGTGCTTGGTTTTGTAGTCGTTAATGTTAATGTTTTTGGCGCAATTCCCCTGCAACTCGGCCATTACGGCAGCATCATTTGCCTGAACTTGCGGGCCAGAGCAAAACGAATCGTTTGGAAAATTTCTAACTGTTGGGCGACCCATAGTTTATTCTCCTAAAAAGACGTGTCTTTTAAACGAACCGTTACAACCACAAAGACGGGATTCACATAACTTTCCCCGCCATACCCGGCTTGCGACATGTTAACATGCACCCTGTGGTACGGGTAATTGTCGTTTGAGGTTTGTGCCGACAGGTCTAGTGTCGTAATTGTTTCCAGGGCCGAAACGCTTGACCCCGTTAGCGTAAGGGCGCTGCCCACATTAGACCACAGCCCATCGACAACCGTTGGAGTTTGAGCCCTTTGAAGTTGCGCGGTAATCGTATTCGGCAGGCCTTCTGGGTTAGAAAACACCTTGTCATTTCCAATTTTGTTGTACGGGAGAGCGTACATCGACATGTCTACATATTGCGATGAGTTAGAAGAGGCCCCTGTGTCATGGAATCGAATAAAGGACTTTAATTCGCGAGGATGGATTTCTACATAGAACGAAGAAGGAATATCTATATTTTCACTCTTGTCCAATAATCCGCAGCCCGTATAAACGCGATACCCTTTAAACTGCACAACATTTGTGGTGACATCTAAATCGGTTGCCGCTGTTGCATTTGCTTGATCATTGGCAACAACCACAGACGGGTCATTCGTAATGCTTGATGCTGGGTCTGTAATCGTTGGAGTGCTCATGTTGTCTCCGCTAACGCTGCGGCATTCCCGGCCACATGATTTCCTAGGTTTCCGGGGGCTGCAAAACTTTGCGCCCCACCTGTGTTGTGGAACTTAATCTTCTTGCTCGAAACATTTCCCGTAACACTTGTAAGGGACACTTCGTTGCCCATAACAATTCCGCCAACATTAGTAGACGAATCGTCTCCAGAGACTTGAATGTGATTTTCGCATATTCGGTTGCTGCTGCTAGTTCCCTTTAAAGTAACCCCAGAGTTTGTGCATAAAAAATAACAAGTCGAAACCAACGCCCCGTTGCCTCCAGACACCTCAATTCCAGTTGTAAAATTATCAAATTTGCAACCAAACACACTCAATCCATTTGCCGTGCCCTTTACGCCTTTTATAGATCGCGAGTTCCCGTCAAACGATATGTCCTTAACAACAACATTTTCCGCTGTCACTTCTAGCAAAGCAGCTCCTGCAAACGCCTTGCTTGCTCGAATCTTTGTTCCGAGACCCGTTCCAACAAGCGTGCAGCTTCTTTTAATCTTAATTGGAGCGCTGACTTCCCAAGTGTCCGGGGCCAACATCACGACTTGCCCAGGCTCTATCCCAGCAATAATGCTTGCAATGTTTTCTGGAGACCGCGCTTGAAACGCGCCCTCAAGGCGGTCAAGCCATGTTCTAAGAATAGGGCCAAGAGCCCAGTCTTCTTTCCTAAAAGGGGATGTAAAGCGTTTCATGTGATGTCCCTCTTTGGCTGGACTTCAACATCGTACCCGTGAATCTCTGAAAACACTTTGCTTCGGGACAACACTTCTTTAAAACCAATCCGAATTGTGTGTCCTGTGATAATTGACCGAACAGGGTATCGCCCCTTCCAAACGTCGCGACCTGCCCACCTAAACTGGCCCCAAGCCCCTTGTTTCCAATAGTGATCTGGAATCTTAGGGTCTGGAGGACCGACGTCTGGAGAGCCATCCAAAGTCCCAGAGGCAGAAAGCTCTGAGCCCACCTGGTCAAAAGATCGCTCGCTTTCCACATAAAATGCAACCTTGTCAACGTGCTCCTGATACCCCACAGCCCTTTGGCGAACACGCAAACTCTTGACACTCACAGCGGTGTTTCCAGAAGCCTGCATTCGAGGGGACATCCAAAACCAAGTAATTGAATCGTAATGGCTGTCTGCGCCCGTTGTTACCTTTCCGCTGTAAGCATTTCCGGTAACAGGGTCTGTTAGCTCAGGAACCATATCAACAGTCCCGTGCCCCCAAACACACACTTGTCCGTCTTCGTTCCCAAACATCATGTACTGCTTGGTTCCTTCCATCACACTGGCATACGCTGTCGGGTAGAAGCTGCTCGTCGCGCTTGGAGACCACATGTCCCAACTTCCAGTAGATGGATAGAAGACCAGTGTCATGTTGTTCATTCGAGGTGGGCGGCCTCCCATCGTGGTGTCTGCGTCAAAGTATTCTTTTGGAGAAAGCATAGGAACAGACCAAAAGAAAGCCCCTCGTTGGTAATCAAAGCCACCGCACGCCTGCCAAAGGTTTGCTCGGTCAAGAGCAAGTGGATATTGTAGCTCGGAGGCAATTGACCCAAGAGGCCGCATAGGGGTCTCTCTCCACCCCTCCATCCGAAACATGTCGCCAATGTCGTTTGATATTTTTTGGACGCCGTTGCCTGTATATGTGTACCACCCGTCATGAGAAAGCCAGCACACACTGCCTGCTGCCTGCACAATCGTTCGTTGATTCACACAACCAACACCATCAACAAGCGTTGAAATGGTCATTCCTCGCTCGTCAAATCCGCGAACAACGCTCACAGATTGCTCCGAGAACACCAGCAACTCGTTGTTGATGCTGCACAAACCCGTAACTTTAAATCCTTTCGGGGCTCCTAGCAGGTTGTATGATTTCCACGTTGTCGGATCATCAAAGTCCGAAAACACAATGGCATTCATCGGAAGCTTTACTGCCCCTCTGGACTCGTCTACAACGCTTTGCGGTATTAAATTCTGATCTTCAGGAATGGTCGTGCTAACCGACAACTTGTCTTCACCGGTAAACCCAGCCATAAACAAACGCCGACCATGCGCCTCCATTACTGTTCCAGTAGGAATTGATTCAAAATACGGAAAAATGCCCGTGTCCTCGTGAACGGTTGGACGGACTTTTTTTAATCGGTTCTCCATGTTGTTGTACCGATACAGGCTTGCCTTTGGAAACAGCACAAAGGTTTCGCTCATAAAGTCTTCAAACACTGGAAATTCGTATGGCCCAGGAACAACATCATAAGGGAGCGCGTTTAGCTGAATAGCAGTCTCTTCATCACCATTAACCGTCATTCGACGGAGCATGATGTCTCCCCAATTAGTTGACTCATTCGGACGGTAATACGCCACCAGCAGCGTGGCATTTCCTTCAAAATCCAAAGAGGAATGCATTCCAAGAATACGATTGGAGGCATGCTGGTTCACAACATTGAACCCTGGGCGGCAACGCAGAATGCCTTGGCTAGTGTCGCAATTCACCGCAAGCGGGCTAAAACCACCTTGAGCCAATCGGCCAGGAAGTGTTGAAACGCCACGAAAGGGTCCGTTAAATGGGAGAAATGCTTCGCTAGTAGCCATCCGTCACAACCCTCGTATATCCAGTTTTAGACCTGCTGGCCAGCCACTGGTGCAGATAATCCAGTCTCCGCAGGTATGCTTGGACAACAGGGTCTGTGGCTTCATCTGAGCGGCCCTTAGCCTTAATCACTGTGTTGTATTCGATCAAGTCAACGAAGCGGTCAAACTCGTTATTGAGGACAATGTCGTTGTCTTGGTCTAGCGAGCTGAATGGCAACAGCACTTGGATTCGCAATCGGATCGCATTGGCCGGAACAGGGCTCATGAAGAGATTGATGCCATCGTTGTCATCGCTCGATTGAATCGCCCAACGGAACAAGCCTCGACTCGTGCTGCTTCGGAACACCCCTGCTTGGTAACTGCCTCCAGGCGCTCCTCCATCAAACCCGCTATTGTTACTAAACTGGAAGTCATCGTAAAACCGAGACGAGTACACGTTGTGACGGTACAATTCCTCGTAGTTTGTGCGAGTCAAAGGAACCGGGTAGTTCGTCGGATTAGACGAATCGAATGTGTTGTCGCTATCGACGTACTGACTAATCAAATAGATGTCGAACTCTTTGCCGAGGCCGTGACCGGCTTTCGCAGACACAAGAGTCGTTAGATTCGCAGAGACTTGGTTGGCAGGCCATGTGTAGTCATCTAGGGTCGTAACAGGCAACACATACCGGTTGCGAGTGTATACTTCATCCCAGAAGTCTCGAATCGACTCGTTGATGTAGTCGTTTAGCTCGTCGTTGGACCAGTGAGGATTGACAGAAGAAACGTCTTCAAGCCGCCGTCGAACCCTTGTTCTCATATCTCCACGGCTAATGCTTGGCATCGTTTACTCCTTGGTTTGGTTCATTCCTCCACTAGGAGTGTAAACCGGGGCGATGGATCCGGCAACGCCGCTTTTCCGCATTTCCCATGCCCCACGCATCATGCCTTCTTTGGCCGGAGCAAGTTTGGCTTCGAGCTTATCGTTCTCTGCCTTCTTAAGGGCCTCTACGCGCCGTTTAGCCCGCTGTATGCGCTCAGCCTTATCCAAGGCCCTCTTTTCATACAGCTTGGCCAATACGCGCCTGTCAGGCTCTCGCATTCCGTGAAGCCACAACACAGGGGCATCGTAGTCACGAACTTCAAACAACGAAGACTCGTTCCACTCCCCACAGTTGCGGTTTCGACGAACCGTCTGGTAGACGACCCATGCCTGGTCAGGATTGCTCCATTTGATCTTCAGGTCCGGGTCGAATGCCTTTAGGTCAGCAACAAAACCGGGTGAGGGAGTTCTATCCCCCACCCTGATTAGTTCCATCTCAGGCACTAGATAGGTCCCATGTCCTTAGAAACAAACTTAAATCGCATAAACGGAAGCACCGCTGTTGTTGTTGTTCCTGTCTGGTCAGACTTAAATCCAAACACAGTCCCCGGTCCAAACTGACGCTCGGCAGCCGTGTCATATGCAGCATCCCAAGCAAAATCGCCCCTAGCGACGGACAGCGTTGTTCCTCCCGCCACTGCTCCCGTTGTTGCATTCAACTCTTTTTCCGTAATCAATGTGGTGGTGTTACTTCCAGCAACATTATCGAGCGTTGCAAAACCGACTGTAGTCTTGTGCGAGCCGGTAAACGTAAACCCATACGGAAAAGTAAAGCCAACATCCATCAGTTCTACAGTGCAGCCGTCTGGAACAACAAACAGTTTGCTTGTATCATCAGTGTAAGCAATATCCGAAGCAATGCTTTTCAGCTGCCCTTGATACCCAGGAAGGGCCAAATTTTCATGAAAGTCATCTGTCAAAATCAGCTTAGTAGGCTGAAGCATTCCTTGTCCTGTACCTGCCATTTCTCTTTTCCTTTACGCCGTAGGCGCTCCAAATGGTATTCCTAAAACATACGGTGCAAAAACGTCGCCGGTGTCTGCGGTCTTTGTTGACTGAACCATAACAATCCGAGCGCCTTTTGCAAAAACACGGTCGGAGGCATTTTGAAAATCTGCTTCAAACGCAAATGACCCATCGCGAGATGTTTTTTCATCACCAGCAACAGAAGTGGCTGCAAATTCAGCCGAGGCAATTTTTACGCCACTCTGGTTGTTCTTGTCATAGACCTTGCAATCCCACACTGATTTAGCGGCAATCGTGCTTGCCGCACCTCCAGAGTTCACTACAATCGTGCAACCAACCTCTAGCACCTGAAACGCCTGTCGGGGGCTAGTTACAAATGAACTTTCGGTCGAATCATCGCCATCTTTTGTCAAATCTCGCCCCAAAAGGGCCAACGCCGACAAGTCTAAATTTCTACCTGTGATCGCCATATCACCATCTCCTTTAAAAGGTTGGGGGGCCGAAGCCCCCCTCACTTACTACATGGTCTTGTGAATCACAGAGACGTAATCCGTGTCAACCTGAATACCATCCATACGAGCGAAGTGGTTCAACGACTTGGCCGCAATAGCCCAGTAGTACTTCAAGAAGGCGTATACTGCATCCTTACCTTGAAGGTTCTTCACAATCGCGCCATCTGAGTCGTCCCAATCCATTGGAGCCAACTCGAATCGCTCAAGCTCGTCAGTGTTCAAGCACACAATCTCTTGGTATCCCATGTGTACCGAATCTCGAACAGGAATCTGCTTTCCGAGAACAGAGAACACTGGAACTTCGAGACCTTTGTTCAACTGGAAGTCAGTTGGCTGGTATCGAAGGTCTGGGTCCACAAGGCGCTGGTGCTCTTCGAGCATTGCTGGGTGCAGCAACAGAACCAAGTTCGCAGGAGAGCTTGAGCCCTTATACATCGAACCAGAAACCAATCGCGTAACGTGCGTCCAGTCGTAAGGAACAGGAGCGGCAGTCTTGTCAACAATGATGGACTTCCATCGGTTGTAGTCATCGCAAGAGATGCCTTGAACAGTTCCTGTGTTCTTGATGATTCCACGAAGACCGTTGGCCTCTGCGTTGTAAGAGTTACCGAACGCATCACCGAGAACGATAAGGTCGCCCACAGCCAATCCGGCCACTGTGTCTGCCAAGTAGATCTGCTGGGCGTCCCAGTCAATGGCTCCGCCAGAAGCCTTAGAAATGCGTGTCGTCGCCTTAACGGTCGTTCCAGTGGAGTCAAGGATTGCAATAGAATCCCCTTCCTCAAGGAACTGACAAGCGCCAAAACTGTAGCCATTCACATGGCTAATGGTCACAGCACTTCCAGCGTCAACCTTGCCGCTCACGTTAATCTTAGCCAACACACCGCTTCCGTCTCCGTGGGAGATTCGATTTAGCTGGTTAGTGGCGTCCCGTACAGCGTTTTTCATTCGCAAGTCGAGATAATCCGCGAATGATCCGTCGCCTTTTTTGAACATTTCAACGGCGAATCCGTCTACGCTAATAGTCCAGTACCATCGGTTAAGAGTAACCGAGGACTGCCTGAAGCTTTCTGGATAATCTACTGGAAGAAATGCTCCAGCCCCACGACCACCACCACCATGAGAGCGAGTAAGCTCCACAGCATGATTGACCGACGAACCTCGAACATCTCCACTATATTTCTTCAGCAAGTCAAACAGCATCGTGTCTTGGTAGATCGTATCTACAAAAACAGGACGATAATTCGTCTTAAGCAGCTCTGAGATATCAGCTTGAGCGGTAACTGACATTTTCTTTCCTCCTACGGATTTAGCCTCTCATGGCTTTAATAAATGCAAGAGACGCTGCTTTTGCGTCATCCCACGTCCTTGGTGTTTCATTCGGCACACCACCCGATTTTATAACAGACGCTATAGACCGAGGCTTCTTCGCTTCTTCGGCTCGACGCTTGAAAGCACCATCGGTGTATTTGCCTACCTGTTGCATATAATTACGCACCATTGTGTCCGCGTCTATATTTTTTCCGTCACTGGTGTGCATTAAAGCAAACACAGTTGTTCGGGCAAGGTCTTTTAGCTCTTCTGGAACCTTGTGTTTGGACATCGCAGTCTCAACACTGCTGTTCAAATCTCGTCGATGAGACTCCATCAACTGCTCGTCAACCTGGCTTCGTAAAGATTTTACAGTGTGCGTCAATTCCGCATTCTGTGTTGCCATGTGCTGCGCGAGTGCTGCCAGTGGCTTGACGTATGGGTCATCCATATCCAGATTCTCAAACCCCGGAGGGAGAACTGGTTGCGGCGGCGCTGGAGGCTGCATGGCCTGCGCTGCACCCTGGCCCCGAACCATTGCCCCTAGGGACTGCATCATTTGGTCCATTTGGGCTTGGTGGGCTTGCTGCTGTTGCTGCATCATCGCCTGTGTTTGCTGTAGTTGGCTTTGCAAGGAATCAACCGTAGGCTGCGCTGCGGCCTCTGATTGAGGAGAACCTCCTCCCATTGCTTCAATATTTGCCATTTCGACTGCTGCTTGCTCTTCTGACATCTTATGCTCCCATTAGAATCTCTTGGCCCGGATTAACTCCAGGCGAAGTTGCCTGCCCCTCGGCGTTCATTGATGGGGCCAAGTTTAGACCGCCTCCTCTTCCTGGCGCAACCATTTCGGGTTGCAAACCTGGCATTTGGCTACGGCCTGCCAAAACTGGATTCTGCACATTCTCGCCAGACAAGATAGCCTGATGCTGTGCAACGTGCATTCGGAACGCTGCCTTTGCCTTTTCTGGCAGCTTGTACCATTCAGGACTTCGCATTCTTTCTAGGTGCTCGTCAATGTGTGCCATGTGGTCTTCATGCATTTCAACCGGCATGTTTCGACCCATTTCCATCTGCGTCATCTCAATTCGAGCCTGAGCGCGACTAGGCTCATCGTTTCCTAGCAACCGACCCATTTCACCGTGACGCTGCAACTTCCAGTACATCCCAACGTCTTTGATTGCACCAAGCTGCCAAGCCTCGTTGACTTGCTGGCGACGAATCTCTTCGTTGTACGGCATCATTGTAGAGGTCTCAATGTGAACCTTTACTTGGTCTGGAATGAAGTCTCGGTAGAAAATCATTACGTCTTCTGGAGTTCCAACCTGGCCAAACACTTGAATAGAGCGCTCCGGCGGACCAAACTCGCGCCACAAACTCAATCCCAGCTCACTCGCAACTTCGATTGCTTTGACCAAGTTCTTAATGGTTGGACCCCACTTGGCCCGGTCAGCGGCCATAATCACACTGGCCTGACGACCCGACATAAGACCTTTCTGGTCTCCCTTTGTCACGCCGTGAGCTCCAGCAATATCCTCAATCGCCTTCTGGTATCGCTCTGGAGCATACTCAATAAAGCGAGGCAAAGGAGGGGCCACAAGAAACGATGGGCGCATCTTCGCTGTAGGACGCACGCTTAGAACCGCGCCAGGCTGATTCGGAACTCGCGTAATGCCATCCACTAGGGAGTTCTGCTCCGCAAGCAATCGCGGCTGTGCGTGCATTCGTCGAGACATCCACAGGTCTGTTTCGGCGCTGTTCAGATTGCGCTGCACCTCAAGGGCCTGTCGAATCGCAGACTCTCCCCACATAGTAGATGGGTGCTCCATGTCATAAATAGGGTAGATCGGGAGTTCGCGTCCGGGCAGTTCTTCCTCGTGCAAAATTATTTGGTTCGCGACGACAATTCTACGACCCTCTGGGTGGTCCAGAGTCGGGCGCTCGTAGTAGTTCAGCACAAGTACTAAATCCCTCTCCCGATCTACAGTTTGTTGCCCCGAATAGTCATCGAATCGCACAAAGTCCTTGGAGTCTGCATCGGAAACAAGGTTTTTCGCCTTGTCTCCGTAGACATCAACAAGCGTCTGCTTTTCTTCGTACTGGCGAATAATAACCGACTTGACCTGAGACCAAGTAGGACCGCCCTGGGGAAATACGTCAAATGGGCTTGGTGCAACGAATCGCAAGTCACCCATCTTCTTATACGAACCCTTTGGAGCCAAGACCTCTTCGGTCAGCGGCGTTCCAAATTCAGAGAGAACCATCTCTCCATTCTCACCCGTCATAAGCTCTTTTCGAGTCTCATAGACTAGGTTTCCATTGCTATCTACGTCTTGAACCCATTCTGGAGGAGCGCCCTCGGAATCCCACATCGTTCCCAAAAACCCGGTTCCGCAAGTAAAAGTCCACCCCAGGGCAGACTTAACCGCTTCCTCATACTCTTTGTCGACATAGAAATACTTGAGAAGGCGCTCAATCGCACGCGCCATTGCCCGAGCATCTTTGCCGGGTCGAAGCAACGAGACAATAGGAGAGGGCTCGTTTTGAAGAGCCACAGCAATCATAGATCGAAACGTCTGGAACAAGTAGTTGTGCGTAACGCGAAAACTAGATGGATCGTCCTGCCGCAACTGGCTTAAATCGACCAGTCGGTCATTTTGGACAATCTTGTACTGGTCACCATGAATAGCGTGCAAAGTTTCAAGCCACTCGATATGCTTCTTATGCATACTCCGTTCGAGCATCTTGTACCGGGAGCGAATCTGCTGCGCGGTATTTAAATTTTTCACCGACTCTGCGTAGCGTGACATTACACTCTCCTGCTATAAGCCTTTTTACGGAAGCGCATCATAGGCCTCACGGGCTTTCTTTTTATTTTCATACTTGCCGCCGTTATCCCTATACCAGTCCTCAAATTCTGGCTTTCCTGAGCCACTGACCGCCCCCCCGTCAAGTATCGAACTATTCCCAAGCTCCTCTAAAACAGTGCTTTTCAGACGAGGCAAGCCTGACTGCGGCAAAGTTGGCTGGGTCTGGGATTGAAGAACTGAAGGCCCATACTGAGCACCTGCCGTCAAAGGAAGCGGACTAAGCCCCATATCTCGCGCAGGAATAGAAACCTCTTGTCCAAAATCGCCAGTCTTAAGTTTTTCATTGTAAAGCGTAAACCTACCAGAGACCGGGTCAAAGACTCCAGACTGGTAGGTGTTAGGCTGAACGCCCGCTGTCATGAGGCGCTGATTCTCGACACCCTTTTGCCGCTGCATTTCCGACTGCACATCAACAACGCCTTTCAAGGCTCGCAACTGCTTTTCTGAGCTCATCGCAAACGGCGCTGGGCCTGGGGGCGCGGCAGGAGCCGCACTCGGCCCTTGCAAAACACCACTTTGGCTCAACTCCGCATCCAATGCCTTAGAGGCCGCTTCAGCCTCGTCAAAGCCCTCGTACAGCGACTCAGACCGAAGCGCCCCTCCCACGGCAGAAGAGGCTAGGCCAGTGTAAGGAGTTTTTTGCACCTTTCCCTCAAGACCAGCGGCTTTATTTGCCGCAACGCCTCCCATTTCACCCAATTTCATCCCGACACCAGCGCCAGCAGCAGCGCCCCCCGGACCTCCCGTAGCAAACCCAATAGCGGCCCCAACAGCCCCACCGACAATCTCCGAGGCCATGCCCAGCCAGTCCGTCTTCTTCTTTTTCTTTTTTTTACGAATCTTAGGAGTCGCAATCTTTAAGCTGCCTGTAAGCGAGCCCGATCCTGTATTAGACTGTTGTTCGTCTAGCGCCATTATAAAAACAGTAGGAGTTGATCGTCGTCTTTTTGAGACTCGATTTTGTCGTCTACTTTAGGAGGAGTCTTTCTCCAGCCCCTAGCCTGCCGGGGGACTTCCTTTATCGGAACATCGTCCGCACTGACTTGATTATGCACAAATAGAGCAATCATTGCAGCGAAAAGAACGTCATCATGGCATCCTGCTAAATGGTCGGCCCGGTTGCGTTTTTCGTCAAGTACAAAGGTCAGCGCCTCATCCAGAATAGCCTTAATGGGCACGTCCACGCTCTCGTTTTCCAACGCAACATCGAACCGGTCGATGATCATATCTCGCGTTCGATTGTCCGTATGGAAGCCTGGATGGTCCGTAAAGCTCTGCTGCAACGTGTTGTATCTCTGGGTATAATACATCCTCGGATACCCCGATTCCACAATCGTATGCGTCGTCAGCATTCCAGGTCCATTGTATTCGGGCGCTAACCAAGCGTTGTTGTAGTACCATCCAGCAAAAAGCATCTGCCGAGCCAGCTTATCTGGCTTCAGCCAAGGGTCTTTCCCATAGGCCACAAAACGCCTTTCTGTCCGGTTAAAGACCACAAAAGCCGCAGAATCCTGCCCAACTCCGTGGCTAGCGTCGGCACCAATAATGTAGGAATGGTCCTCCCTGGGAGGTTCGATTATGTGGATCCACCCTTTCTTGTCAGGCTCAAACTTCAATTCCTTCGGTGCCTGAAACGCTTCCCTCTGCCAGTCGTAATGCTCGTCTGTCGTTGTCAAAACACCAGTTTCCGGGCTCTTCACCTTGTCTATAAAGACCCGAATCTTCTCGTTATTGAATCGAGGACGACCCGATGCGATGAATGCCTCTTCAGGTGTAGATGGGTACTCGACGTGAAAGATGTCCGTCTTTCCACCGCAACGAGCTCGAATACACCACCTTCTCCACTTTAAATTGTCCCAGCCAACTCCTTGGTTGCGAACAAGACGTTCTTCCTCATCGTCAATTCCAAGCATTGCGCCGATCTTTGCCGCTTTGGAATCTTCATTAGTAAGGAGGTGCCCCTGATAATCTTGAAACCGCTTAAACTCATCGTCGGTTGGCAGCCACTCACTCCGGTTCCGGCCAACATAAGAAGCGCAATAATGAGGATGCTCAAACCAAGGAATAAAAACAGGGGTGTAGTCAATCTCTCCATGAACAGCCTGCCACCAAGTGTCATAGAAGAACCCTCCTTGGCCATTTGCCGTGGATTCGATGACAACCATAGTATCGGGTTCATCTGGAACAGCTTGAGCAAAACCTCGAAAAGTCTCTTCCCCGCGAGGCCAAAACGCCACTTCGGAGCCATGAAGCATGTCGATGCGGTCTCCACGACCGACACCAGCTGCTCCTTGCGAGCCTGAAATCTTCTTAGCCCCCGAACTTGCGGAACGCACTGTAATGGAAGAACCAAGCCCCGGAGTCACCCTTCTAGTCTCCGCGTCAGGGTTTTCAAACAGCATCTCTTTTCGGTTAGAGAAACGCTTCATTGGGCGCACCATGGCGTCTAGGTTCTCATAGAACACCGAGTGCATGCGGAAAAGCGTCTGCGTTGTGTCCACATCATGAGCAACAACGTACCCTCTTCGATTCTCATAGAATGTGCAGGCGTGAAATATGTTTGCGGCGACTAGAGTAGATATTCTATGACGACGGCTCTTCAAGACAATCAATCTCGTGGGTCGGCCCTCCTCCCTGTCCGAATCGATCTGATCTTGAATCTTCGCTTGAGTTGGAAAGAGTTGTCCGAACGGGACCAATTTCGACTGCTCGCTCACCACCTTCAGGTGTGCTGCGTAGTAATACCTCCTGTCCAGCAGGCATCTCGCTATGTGAGCCTCCATCTCCCTTTTTAAATTGTCTTCCCGCGCTTTCGATACCCTTGTGTGCCGCATCTCGAATCCTCGCTAAAACGCTTTCGACGTGTTTCTCGTCTGTGTTTGCTCTTACTAAATCACGGTCCAAACCAAGCGTTTTGGCTGTATTAAGAATGGCACCTGACCTAGCTCTGACTTCTCTTTCATGAATACGTGGATCTATGGCTAAACGAAGGGAGACCCGAGCCAGCATACGCCGAACCGGGTCGTTCCCTGCATCGCAATACCCCAAGGCCAGGTCAAACTTGTCTAGTTGCGAATTGACAAACGCATCAACCTGTTCCTCTGGGGCGTCCCTTAGATTTGACGGAAGGAGAGCGTCCGCGCCTGTCTCTAGGCTGCCTCTCTGGCGGGGTTGCAACTTTTTCTCGGAAGACCTCGACTGCGATGTAGAGTCCTTCTGTGATTTCCCCTTGCGAGACGGTGTTGAGCGCTTCTGTGAAGACATCGAGATACTCCTCTCCAGTAAAATCATAATCGAGCGCTCTTTTACTGTAACACACTGGGCAGTCATTACAGTCACACCATTTTTTTGAGAGCACTTTGCGATGATTGTCAGCCATCTTGACCATCTCTTCCAGACACCATCTAAGAAGGGCGGTGTACTGAATCCGGTCTTTCATGGCTATCTCCTAGAATGGAATTTCATCTGATGGCTTTTTTGCTTCCTTTTCAGGCAGCTCCATTGTTCCCGGTTCCAACAAGCCCTTTTCTCCAGCAATCCACTCCGAAAGCTTAATAACACCGCTTTGTCCTTCGGATGAGACTTCAGAGTCCTCCGCAATCTGGGATTTTGGAACCCAGAGCGTTTGGTTGTTGATAACAACCTGCAATGCCTTTTCAGTTTCTTTTTCCACATGCATGCATTCAAATTCAAGATATTTCTTTTCCCAACCCATTACTCATCCTCCCAACTAACTTTCTGACGGAAATCCCCGCCTTTGATTTCGATGACGTTTTCACGCGCCATCCCTTTAAGTCGAGACCACACCCGTGAGCCTCGACGCATTTCAATGTCTTCTGGACGCATGTTCGTGGTCACAATAACCGGCTTACCTGCGTCATATCGCACCATAATCAACTCTTCTAGTGCATCCAAAGCCCCGTCGCTAGTTCTTCGACTCGCTCCAAAATCGTCAATGAGTAGATAATCGACAATTCGCGCCTTTCCCAAAAGAGCGCAGCCCCAGGCAGAAGTCGCCTGATGCTCTTTGCTCTGCGAAAACCTCCAGGCATGAAGAAGCGTATGCTCTTGAACGTACAGACACGGCTTTCTGTGCTTGGCCATAATGGCTTTTATTGTGTGCTGGGCCAAAAACGTCTTCCCAGTCCCCACAGGACCCATCAGAATCGCGCTCTTTTGTTTGTCTGGGCGCATCATGATGTCTTTTAGCACCGTCATCGCCTGCTCGTTCCACTTGTTTCGCTCAGGGCGAACCTTGAGACGAGCCAAGATTCCATTCTCAATCGCCATCGCCTGCTCTGGACGACTATCTAGCATCCCAAAGCAATGGTGAAGCATGCGAGGAACATCGCATTTGATACACGGAATCGAATACGTGTACTCCGGGTCATCCTTAGAACGGGTCCTCTTCCTTGCCCAGCGGTTGGTTCCCTCGCAAGTCAGACCATTGGGAGAAATCGTGTCGCACGGGGTTTCGTCCAGAATCAACATATTGGGGTAATCCGGGTCGATTCGGGTGGGCGTATCCAATTGTTCCATTGGCATTCCCATATTGAGATGCTCCAGCACTTGCGCGATTGACTGCATGTCTCCCTCCGTTGTCATACAGGTCGAGTCCCGCCTCAACCTGCTCATCGTTCCTAAGTAATGTTTTGAGTTCGTGCCGGACTAGCTCTTCATGCCGCCAAGGGTCCAGTGAAAAGCCTTCAATCGCTTTGAGGACTTCCTCCTTACCCCGGCTCTTAAGGCGAGCAATGATCTTGCGATCTCGCTCGGACCCGGACTTAAAGCGGACTTTTGCTTTGTGAAATTTATCCGCCCAAAACTGGAAAACTTCTTTTCTTTCCTCCAGCGACGGAGCGCCGGATGCGGCTTGATACGCACTCCCATCTCCCAATAACCCCTTCAGTCTTTTGGCAAGCTCAGGGTATTCCCGCCCCAAAGCGTCCAATTCTAACTCTAGCGTCGTTGCCATAGTTGTGTCCTTCTATTTTTCATGAGACAGTCACATCTGACTGACATTTGCTCTGTCTGTCTATCTGACTTAGTGGGGAGGGGACTTCATTGACCCCTCCCCACGACTTTATTCGTCAGAAACAACTTCACCCGTCATCTCGTCGTAAGAGCCCTCAATAAACTCCCCATCATCCGAAATGGTGCCTCCATCGCTTTGCAATGAAGAGATAGCCGCCTGAACTCGTTCCCCGTGAGTCAAAGGGTCTACCGGCAAACGCTTGAACAAGCGCTTCATTGGAGCCTTGGCAAACATCTCATCCGGCCATCGGTTGTACGGATTCGACGCATCGCCTTCCTTGAAGTTCTTCGACGAAGACCGAATGCCCATCAAATCATCGTGCGAGCACTTGTATAGGTGCTGGGTGCCGTCCTTCATAACCGCCAATGCATACGAACAACGCACATTCCCACGCTTTCGGTCAGCCTTTTCAAACTCCACCGAGACCTCAGACCCTTGCTTGCACGAGGGGAAGTGGTCGTTTTCACGGACGGTCTCGTACTCAATTCGAGAAAACAGGCCGGTTCGATACAAAATCTTTGCAATACCTGGCGCTCCCAAAATGAACTGGGCGCTCTTCCCGTAAGGCACCAAGTAGCAATCCCGGTTAGAAAACGACAGTCCGTGTCGAACCGCCTCCATCACACCGCTCATCAAAGACATGGGAGAGCAGTCGGCAAGCCGTGTGTTCTGCTTGCACAGCATTGAGGCCTCGATGGCGATCTTTGTGAGAAACTTGTCCTCATCCCGAATCCCATCTGGCATCAAAGTCACCAGCTTGTCCTTTCTCTCTCGAATCAACATTTCCATTGAACTAGCCATTAGTCCTCCAAGTTTGTGACGCGCAGACCACCTCGATAGTCCTTGCCAGTTTTATAGTATGGGTCCAAATCAATCTCAGGGTGCGCCGCCCGAAACGCATCCATATCAAACTTCTTCCTCCCCGCAATTCGTGGCCAGGAAACCATAAACTTGTCATTGCTTGATTTCGCGGCACCGCTAATCTTTGTTCCCAGTTTGTAGCGATGCTCGTTCAATTCGCTCTGTTTTTCGTCGATTTCCCGCTTTAATCGCAAAATAGCGTACGCATGCTCGTTCGCAGAGTCTGGCATGGGTGCCACCTCCACATCCGATTCGCCCACTACAGCCAGCGCATCCTCGTTGTGGACTTCATCAAACATGAACTTCTCAGGGTTTTGGCTCTTGACCGCCGCCATGAACTCTAGCGCTTTAGCCTTCGCATCCTCGTACCACTCTTTGTCAAAGAGGATAAACCGCACTTCAATGCTGCGATTTTCGAGGAACCCAACCAAGTACCCATGGTCAAACTTCGGCTTGTCCGGCGTGACGCCAGCGGCATCCGCGAAGCAATCATTGAGAATGCCCATATACCACTGTAATTGCGCTTCGTGGTAAGCAGCGTGCTTTCCGTCTTTCCACTCTTTAGACGTGTAGCGACCTTGTGTTTTAATCTCCACGACAGCGGGACCGTATTTGTCCTCAATAATCCAGTCAGGGCTTGCTGCGAAGTCCTTCTCAGTCGGATGCTCGATGGTGCCATATTCACCCCAGGGCTTGAAATCATCCCGAATCTCCATCAGTATGCCCTTCACAAGGGATTCCATGTGAGAACCGGCTCGGACAACATAGTTGTCTTTGGGAAGGGGAGGGGGTACGGGGCCGCACATTTCGGTTGCTAACCGGAATTTGCTGCCTCCGTACTTGTTTACTCCCATGATAATGGGGATTCGAGTCCCCGTGATCTTCTGGTGGCGATACTCAGCCCGCTCTTCCATTGGGACATTCGGTCCATAAACCATACAGTCCTTGAGGACCCTGACATCATTTGCCCAATCGCCAAACTCAAACACCTTCTTTTTGTCAGACTTCGACATTCTCCCGCTCCTTCCACTTCACCTTGGCCGGGTCACCAGCCAAGAGCCATACATAGTCCACGTCCAACACTTCAGCCAGCCTCGCCAAAGACAACATGGTGGGATTAGTTCCCTCCCAAAAACGCATCACCCTCCACATCAAGTGTGGATTCTCGCCTGCCTCCCGCGAAGCATCCGAAATAGTGTACGTCTCGTAGTCTTCAATCATGGCCTTGGCGTGCAACGCAGCCTTTGCCCTACGATTCACATTCATAATCAGGGTTCCAACGTCCCGAGATAAGAGAACTTGTTTCTTTTCTTCATCCATTGCTTACCTGACCTTCAAACAAACTCATCTGATCAACCTCCTCGCGATGCATTATCAATTCCCTGCGCTCGCGCTTTATGACGATCTCCAAGCACTCAGCAGGCGTCAACCAAGGCAATCTCTTCCTTATGCCGAATGAATCGCGAAACCAGTTCGTAGAATCAACCGAACCAAATCTGTGACTCCTCCTGTACTCTCGCAACGCAAACCCATGAACATGAATGTCATCTGGTATTCTTTCTAAAGTTCTCCTCAAGAACTCGCCCTTTCCAGACCTGGGCGGCACAAGCCCCACGCCAATCCAGCCACCCCTCTCCCTTGCCATCGGAATAAGATCGTCCAACAATTCCGTTGGGTCGGAATCGTGTATAGTAGGGAAGCCACCATGCTTGTAATTGCTCAAGCTCTTCCGCCAGTCACCGGAAATGTCATCAAGCCCCGCATACGCATCAATCTCAGGAAACATCTGGACCCAATCAATGTACTCAAGCACATCAATAGTCTTTCCAGAATTAAAAGCCCCAAAAGCCCCAGAATCCAACAACACGCTTCCAAAACTCTGAACGTAACTTTTCAAAAACTTCTCATAAGACCCAAAAGAAAGAAGCACATTCATTCCACTCAGCATGGTGGCATGTAGCTGGTTTGAGGGGCTGGCAAGGTACACCTTAGTCATCCAAAGCCCTCGCCAAAAGGTCGCAGCTCGCGCAAGCCCCGCAACCAGTGCCCAGGTAACAAGTGACAACCCTCGCCAGGTCAACCCCATATTCTTTTGCCCTGCAAACAATTTCGGATTTTGTCATCTCTTGGAGAGGTGACTTGACCCTTACGCCCAAAACAAATGAAAGCGTGGCAAGGTATTCGGGGCGGCAATCGTAATAATCTCCATAATCGTCCTTGTTGCATCCAAGAAAAATCACATCGCTAAAAGCCGATACGGCTGTTACAAAAATTGCATTCCTGTTCTTCACCACTGTTTCTTTAGGAACAGAAAGATCTGCGGACCCCAAGAGCAAACCGCTTGGGTTTACTTGAAACACGTCCCTTAAGGAAATAAGACGCCACTCTACACCATTTTCTTCGCACAGCGCCCTAGCGGCATCAACCTCGGCCACATGCGGCTGCCCATAGTCAACAGAGACCGCACAGAAGCCTTTAGCCCCGTAAATCTCAAGGAGCATGTGGAAAAGAACTGTAGAATCAAGACCGCCAGAAAAAAGAAGTGTCTTCACGCCATCCCCCAATACACATGATCTTGCCTTGACAAAGACCAGTTTGGGTTCTCCCCAATAAACCGCTTGCAAACCTCAAGGCTTTTGTAATCCTCGACGCCATCAACGCTCAGTGGCTGCACATATCTGTAGAAAAAATCGGTCTCACTATCTGGAAACATTTCTAAAAATCGAAACGGGTCAAGGCCATTCAGCCCAACAATAAGCTTTATTTCAGACCCATACTTTTGCAGAAACTGCTCCTGACCGTGGTAAGAGACAGAAATCCAATCCACAGGAGTAATAGCCCTGTGCTTCCCAGACGTCGCGACGGCAATCGAAAAACCCTTCTTTCTCAACTCCCTATACAACGGACGCAAATCGTAATCCAGCGGCTCACCACCAGTAATCCAGACCCATCGGTCACGACTCTGCCTGGGCGTAACCTTGTCCGCCCAATCCGCAATCTGCCCTGGACTCATCTTGACGCTGTTTTCAACACTGTAATCAGTGTCGCACTCATCGCAGTTTACCGAACAACCTGCCAAACGAACAAAGGTCATCTGAAACCCTCGCAAGTGGCCCTCTCCCTGGACACTCCAAAAAACACCGTCTTTCATCACTGGATACATTGCTTACCTGACCTCCTCGCAGTACAGTAGGACTGTA